TATGAAATCCTCTAGAATCATTCACATCATTCCAAAACATCTCATATGGATTACCAAGATAGTAGATATTATCAACATTAGATCTTGTATGATAATGACCTGAATAAACCTTTTTAAACTTTTTAAATGCATCAATACTCATCCCATGTTCCATAACGTGTCCACGAGTAGCGACAAATCCATTTAACTCAAGATGTCCCATAGCAACAGGTGCTTTTGACTTCTTAATAAGTCCAAGACTTTTTTCCTTATTCTCTGGATTAATCCAAGGCACAAGAAGAATATTACATCCACCCACTACAATAGAAGTTGTTTCTGAATAAGTTGTTATATTCTTATATTCTTTTAATAACAGATCTATAGTATTAACTTCATTCGTATCTTTATAATAAGCAGTATGATTGCCAACAATACTATGAAGTGTTATTCCCATTGCTTCAAGTTTATTGAAGTAATTTTCCTTTGCCCAATCAATAGACCATAAATCAATAGATCTACGATTATCGAATGTATCTCCCATATCAATAACCGTAGTAATATTATTCTCCTCTAAGTAAGGAAAGAATATATCATTATAGAATTTTCCAAAGTAATCATGAAAAGATTTAGATCCTTTCCTAGCACCAAAGTGCTGATCAGTTATTATTGCTATCTTCATCTATTACCAGACTTATATTGAATATTATCTTTAATAGTATTGTAATCTGAACCAGAACCAGAAAGTGCAGTATCATCTACCACCATAACTTCATCATATCCAGTCTTCTCAATTATCTTTGTCTTAATCTCTAATTGCTTCTTCTCCTTCTGAATCCTTCTCAGAAAGGCATAATGGATAATCTGAGTAAAGTATGCAAATGGATTTCTTGACTTCTCTGGATCGAAGTTATGAATGTACTGTACACAGTTCTCTATACCATCAGAGATCATATCATCTCTAAACATATAGTTAACAAAATTTGGTTTGTATGATAAGTGTGTAGCGATCTTTAAAAAACACTCACCAAGATAATTTGTAATACGTGGTTTTGGAAGATCATTCTCTTTCGCTTCTGCAACCTTTGCTCTATAAACTATTAATGCTTCCAATAATTCTTTATTGTTTACATAATGTTCGGATTTCTTCTTAACCATAACATTGTTTAAACCTACTTTAAGTATACGGACATTATAACATTAATATACTGACTTGACAAGGTACCAAAATATCGGTACAATAACCTTTGTGGAGGTTTGAAGGATATATTAAGACTCTTTTTTATCTATATTAATATTATATATTCTCTCTAAATCTTTACGAGCATCATCGACTGTTGTTATAAAACCTAGTTTTTCATTTAGTTTTACTCTACCATCAAACTCAAAATCACAATCTTCTGATTCGTTTAAATATTTTTCATAGAAATTAATCATCTGTTTATCATAAATTTCAGTCATAGTAACTATTTTATCATATTTAATTAAAAACATATCATCAGTAGGTAACTCCAACCAAGGTTTTATTTTAACATATTGACCCATAGGATTCTGAAGCATTTTCATTATTACAGGATTTTGAAGCATTATAATAGGATCTCCATCATTTTCATCGATGCAGATTGTGGAGAATAATTCTTCCCCTGTTATTAACTTTATAACCCCGTAAAATTCTTCTCCCATCAGTTTTTTATTGGTATATTTACTATATCATAATTAAAGTTCTCTTCATTATAGACTTTGATTCTTTCAATTAAATGATTGAGTGTGTAATTTTTTCTAGACTTGTAACTAATATCATCAGCAATGTCATATAGAGTTGCTTTTACTTTTCCGTTTCCTTTTCTAAGAACCCTTCCAATTGATTGAAGGTTTCTAATGCGGGATTTACTGGGGCTTGCAAAGATGACGTTGTGCAACCGCTTAATGTTAATCCCAGTACTGAAAGTACCATAAGAGGCGACAATAATAGCATTATCCTGTTGTTCTGTAATTTCACGAATCTTCTCTCTGTCTTGTGTTGGAACACCACCGTGAACAAAGAAAACATTTCTATGTTCTACCGTATTAGTATTTATCATCTCATATAGAGGTTCACCGTGTCCTTCTACTCTTGCAAATAAAATAAGAGTATTACCTTTAAGATCTAAAGCAAGATTTCTTATAAATTTATTTCTTCTTTCGTGTGTAATAATATATTGAACTTCTTCTTCAAAGTTTTCAAATTTATTCGGTGGGTGTTTCAATAGAAGCACATTAATATCTAATGTAGCAACATGACCCTTATTCATTAATTCTTTTGTTTTAATAATTTTGTAAGAAGGACCAAATAATCCTTCTAAGACCCATTTATGCGTTTGAGTTCCATCTAATGTTCCAGTAAATCCATAACGATATTTTGCATTACCCAATTTAGTCATTATAGATATAAGTGACTTCGACTTAAACTGGTGTGCTTCATCACCAACAACCACAGAGAATCTTTCAAAGTATTTTCTAGGAAGTTTGTAGATTGACTGCCAAGTAGTAATAATAACTTGAGAATCTGTTTCTCTTTCTCTGCCAGCGTATATCTTGTGACAATATGAACCAACATCCCATCCATAGTCTGCAAAGTCTTTATACATTTGCTCTACAAGCGAAGTCGTTGGAACAACTATCAGAATATTTTTCTTTTTTTCAACAAAATATCTCACAATCCCATATATCATCAACGACTTTCCTGAAGCAGTTGGAGATATCAATAACTTTCTATTATGTCGTAGAGCGTCGTATACTCCATCGATTTGATAATCTCTAGGTTTATACTTAGAGATTGCTGTCATATAATCCTTTACACCCTCTTTTGAAATCATATCATTGATCTCAAAAGGAAGTCCGTAATATTCGTTTTTTGTAAATTGTGAAGTATATTCGTGATCTCTACAGAACTGCATTAATTTATCTAACAGTCCTACATATATTTCTCCAGTCTGAACATTAAATAATCGTATCTTACCATCCCAATGCCTCTTTTGATAGTGTGGCATAAACTTCGCACCAGGCACTTCAAAAGTGAATTGATCTGACAATTCATAATATACATGAGGTTCTGCTTTCACATGTAGAAAGACCTCATTCTTTTTTGATATAATCAAATGACTCATAATCCTATACCAATATAGAATTATTTAGAGACTTATTTCTCGCTCATTCCTATAGGTCCTTTTCCCTTTTTAATATTTGCCATTCTCTTTTGATTATCTTTTATAGATTGTCTTATAGCACGAGATTTTGCTTTGCTTTGTTTAATATCTACAGATTGCATATAAAGATCACCTGGATTCCACTTATGTGGTTCAGTTTTTCCAGTAACAGGATCTTTAGATACAGTACTCAATTCTGCTTTAGTTTTCCTAAACATAGGAGTTGGTTTCCTACCAGTCTTTTCATAATCAGTTATCTTATTTGATTGACCAGATCTTCTTAATGATTTATTCCCACTTCCTCTACTACCAACAACAGCACCAATAGGACCTTTATCTCCTTTACCGCTTATCCTACGCTTATATTCACCACCTTTAAGATTGCCTTGGAATTGGAGATCCTTTGTTGCAGTATCAACTCTACTAGAAGTGCTACTACCTAAAGGTTTTACAGTTGAAGTAAATCCACTATTCTTTGGATTAGATACTTGAGATTTGGCTAAAAGATTCTTTGCAGTACTTTGAGTTTGATCACTTCCAGTAACAGTTTTCTTTAATAATTTTTTCTCAAATTTAGACGTAGATAATTTCTTTAATGTGGACTTAAATTTTGGAGCATATTTAACTGCTGCTCTGCGAAGTCCTTTAGACCCAAACTTTGCAAGAGCATTAGCAATACTTTCATTAAATTGGTTATAAGTTTTTAATTTCTTTCTCATATCTTTTGGTAACTTTTTGATAAGATCTTCACGTTTTCTTTTGTGATGACCCGTCATAGTTCCATCAGCTACTGGATTATTAAATTCAGCATCTGCTGCCCATAAACCAATTCCAACTGGACTAGTTAAAGATTTTCCAATTGTTTTGAGAATTTTCTTCCCCTTCATTATCCAACAATATCATCAAACCATTCTTGACTCATACCAGAAATAATTTTATCTGCTGCATTAGCATCTAGTGCATATTGTTCTGATATAAGATATTCCACAACCTTCTCATAGTTTTCGTGGATTACTTTACTTTCTCTTGGAGTAGGTTTCATTTTTAATATTAGATCTACTCATATATTTATAATCTACATTCCTGCTTGGAACTTATTCCACTCTATTGCATTTTTAATTTGAA